GATTTGTATTCATAAAGTAATCTATTTCTACACATCATATTTTCGGGATTTGTTATGACATGTCTCCAAGCTAACAAACATAAAAAATGCAAAATAGCGTTTCTTAACAATAATACATAAATCATTAACAGATAATAGTATGTTAGAATTGCTACTTAAAGGAGACCGATACCATGTTATATTCGTATAACAATCTTCGTTTACATATCATATACTCTGGATTTGATATAACTTGTCTCCAAACTTTCTGTATTACTAATACAGAATGATATTGCTTAACAACAGCAAATATATCATTGGTAGATAATAATATGTTAGGATTACTACTTAAATAATTCCAATTCCATGGTTTATCTAAATTATCTTTTACTACATCCCAGGTTATAATAGGATTCAAACTTAAAGCTTCCCAATCCCATCGTTTATCAAGATTATCTTTGACTACATTCCATGTTATATTAGGATTAGCACTTAATAACTCCCAATCCCATGCTTTGTCAGGATTATCTTTTACTATATCCCATGTTAACGTGGGATTAAGACTTAAACAAGTCCAATCCCATGGTTTATCAGGATTATTTTGTACATTATCCCATGTTATATTAGAATGTTTACTTAAAAAAGACCAATCCCAAGGTTTATCAAGATTTTCTTTTATTATATTCCATGTTATATTGGGATGTCTACTAATACCGTACCAATCCCATGGTTTATCAATATTTTCTTTTACTATATCGAATGTTATAGTAGGATTATAACTCAAAGCAGACCAATCCCATGGTTTATCAGGATTATCTTTAACAATATTCCATGTTATATTAGGATTCATACTTATGTTATACCAATCCCATGGTTTATCTGGATTATCTTTAACAATATCCCATTTTATAATACGATTCTTACTCAATTTATACCAATTCCATGGTTTATCAGAATTATTTTTAATTATATCCCATGTTATACTAGGATTAGAACTTAAAAAATTCCAATCCCATGGATAATCAAGATTATCCTTAACAATATCCCAAGTTATATTAAAATTGGCACTTAAACAATGCCAACACCATGGTTTATCTGGATTATCTTTGACAATATTCAATGTTATACAAGGATGAGAACTTAACAAATACCAACTCCATGGTTTATCTAAGTTATCTTTAACAATATTCCATGTTATATTAGGATTATAACTTAAATGTTTCCAATCTAATTTGTCAGATAATATCTTTATTCTCTCTTGTAAAAGTTGATTAACAGCTTTCTGCATCTTGAAATATTATAAAAAAATAGAGTTAAGTATTTAAAATCATGTTATGTTAAGATTTATACTCCATTCCAATCCCATGGTTTATTAAAATTATTTATACTACGAATTTTACTTAAACCATAGCAATTCAAAGGTTTATCAAGATTACTCTTTACAATTTTCCATGTTATATTAGGATTATGACTTAAATTATTCCAACTCCATGGTTTATCAGGATTATTAGTTATAATGTCCCATGTTATATTAGGATTCATACTTAAACTACACCAACTCCAAGGCTTATCAGGATTATCTTTTATTATATTCCATCTTTTTTGTATATGTTCATCAATACATAGTTGCATTTTGATGAAGTTCAAAAAAATTAATTCTTATATCCCATGTTATATTGGGATTTCTACTTAAATAATACCATTTCCAAGGCTTATCTGGATTATTTTCAATAATATCCCATGTTATATTAGGATTGACACTTAAACCATACCAATCCCATGGTTTGTCTGGATTTTTTTTAACAATGTCGTAACATATATTATGATTTTGACTTAGAGCAAACCAATTCCACTTTTTATCAAAATTATCTTTGATAATGTCCCATGTTATATTAGGATTATAACTGAAACCAGATAAATCCCATTCTTTATCCATGTTAGTTTTCAATATATCCTATGTTATAGCTTAAACAGATAATATCTTTATTCTCTCTTGTAAATGTTCATTAATAGCTTTTTGCATCTTGAAATATGATAAAAAAAAGTAGTTTAGTATATAAAACCAATTTTAATAATAATAATCATAATGAATCTTGAAAGTTATATCCAATGGTGATTTCCTATATATATTTATTAACATGTTTGTTTAGGTGTAACTACGATATTATTGTTATGAATTTTATACACTCTTTATGATTCTTAAAATTAATCATAATGAAGTATCCATAGTAGTGTATTCATATAGCAATCTTCGTTTACATATCATATACTCAGGGTTTGATACAACATGTCTCCATATTCTTTGTATTACAGATACAGAATGATATTCTTTAATAATATTACACAATTCATTATGACATAATAGAATACTAGGGTTTGAACTTAAATCCCACCAATTCCATGGTTTATCAAGATTATCCTTCACAAACTTCCATGTTATGTTAATATTAGTACTCAAACCACTCCAATCCCATGGATAATCAAGATTATCCTTAACAATATCCCATGTTATGTTATGATTTTGACTCAAACCATACCAATTCCATGATTTATCTGGATTATCTTTTATTATATTCCATGTTATATTAGGATTCTTGCTTAAACAATACCAATTCCATGATTTATCAGGATTATCTTTTACAATATCCCATGTAATTTTATGATGAAAACTTAAAGCATACCAACTCCATGGTTTATCCAAATTATCTTGTACAATATCCCATGTTATATTTGGATTATAACTCAAATCATAATAACTCCATGGTTTATCAGAATTATCTTTTATTATATTCCATGTTATACTAGGATTCCTGCTTAAAGCATACCAACTCCATGGTTTATCAGGATTATCTTTTACAATATCCCAAGTTATATTTGGATTAGCACTTAATCCATTCCAATCCCAAGATTTATCAGGATTGTCTTTTATTATATCCCATTTGATATTTATATTATAACTCAAACTATACCAATTCCATGGTTTATCTTGATTATCATTCACAATCTCACATGTTATATTAGGATTGTAACTTAGCCAATTCCAATTCCATGTTTTTTTTGGATTTTGACACAAAAAACGCCAACTTTTATCAAGATTTTCATCAACAATCTTCCATGTAATATTAGGATTCATACTTAAACAACACCAATCTAACTTATCAGATAATATCTTTATTCTCTCTTGTAAATGCTGATTAACAGCTTTCTGCATCTTGAAATATAATAAAAAATAGAGTTAAGTATATAAAATCAATTTTTATATTCATAATGAAGTATCCATAATAGTGTATTCGTATAACAATCTTCGTTTACATATCATATACTCTGGATTTGATACAACATGTCTCCATATTCTTTGTATCACTTTAGCAGAATGATATTGTTTAACAACAGCAAATATATCATTGGTAGATAATAATATATTAGGATTACAACTTAAAGCAGACCAATCCCATGATTTATTAGGATTTGTTGTTATAATTTCAAATGTTATGTTTGGATTATAACTTAAACCCCTCCAATTCCATGGTTTATCTTGATTATCTTTTATTACATCCCATGTTATATTACGGTTGTAACCTATGCTACACCAATTCCATTGTTTATCTGGATTATCTTTTACTATTTCCCATGTTATATTAGGATTTTTACTCAAATAATACCAATCCCATGGTTTATCTGGATTATCCTTCACAATTTCCCATGTTATATTAGGATTAGTACTTAAACACCACCAATCCCATGGTTTATCAAGATTATCATTAACAATATCCCATGTTATATTAGGATTTTTGCTTAAACCATTCCAATCCCATGGTTTATCTAGGTTATTGTTTATTATATCCCAAGTTATGGTATGGTTTCTACTAATCCCATACCAATCCCATGGTTTATCTGGATTATCTTTTACAATATCCCATGTTATATTAGGATTTTTGCTTAAACCATTCCAATCCCATGGTTTATCTAGGTTATTGTTTATTATATCCCAAGTTATGGTATGGTTTCTACTAATCCCATACCAATCCCATGGTTTATCTGGATTATCTTTTACAATATCCCATGTTATATTAGGATTATAACTCAAACCATACCAGTTCCATGGTTTATCAAGATTATCCTTCACAATATTCCAAGTTATATTAGGATTTGCACTTAAGCCAGTCCAATTCCATTGTTTATCAATATAACTTTTCACAATATCCCATGTTATATTTTTATTATAACTTATAGCATACCAATTCAAATTATCAGATAATATCTTTATTCTCTCTTGTAAATACTGATTAACGGATTTCTGCATCTTGAAATATAATAAAAAAGTGGCAAAGTATATAAAATCAATTTTTATATTCATAATTATGTATCCATAGTATTGTATTCGTGTAACAATCTTCGTTTACACATCATATACTCTGGGTTTGATATAACATGTTTCCATATTCTTTGTATCACAGATATAGAATGATATTCTTTAATAATATTACACAATTCATTATGACATAATAGCATACTAGGGTTTGAACTTAAATTCGACCAATTCCATGGTTTATCTTGATTACAAATTACATTATTATATGTGATATTTTGGTTTCTACTCAATTATACCAATCCCATGGTTTATCCAAGTTATCTTGTACTAAATTCCATGTTATACTAGGATTTCTGCTTAAAGAATACCAACTCCATGGTTTATCAGGATTATCTTTTACAATATCCCATGTTAACTTAGGATTTTCACTTAAACAACTCCAATCTAATTTATCAGAAAGATAATTTTTACATGTTCATCAATAGCTTTTTGCATCTTGAAAAATTATAAAAAAATATACTAAAGTTTTCAAAATCAAATTTTTATAATCATAATGAATTCTGGTACATCCAAAATAAACTAATTTAATTTCAACAACTAACAAAATTCAAATTTAATGAAATGTCATTTTTCATTCTATTACGAAGTTGAATTAAATCAAAGTATCTGTTTGTGCTAAAGTGATTTTTGTTTATATAATCTAATGTATGTTCAGCATTTGTTTTATTACATATTTGACTCAGTCTTTGAACATCATGTGTAAATATATCAGGTATAGTTCTTTTATGATAGCCAGTCATAAGTAACATCTGTAAGTATTTATGACATGCGTTATCCATAGTTATCCTATTATAAAGGATAATCTTTAAGTAATAAGTATTTAGAAGAAAACACCCTTTGAAATCTTGAACTCAGAGTAAGACAGTGTTAAATTAAATGTCTCAAAACTAAATTGAAACTAATCTAATAGATTAATTTCATAAGAATAATATAAAAATTGTATTTAAGTACTTAAAATCAAATTTTATATTCATAACGAAGTATCCATAGTAGTGTATTCGTATAACAATCTTCGTTTACATATCATATACTCTGGGTTTGATATAACACGTCTCCATATTCTTTGTATCACTTTAGCAGAATGATATTGTTTAATAATATTGCTTATATCATTAGTAGACAGTAATATATTAGGATTTTTGCTTAAAGAACGCCAATACCATTTTTTATTAGAGTTATCCTTAATAATATCCCACGTTATATTAAGATTCATACTTAAATAAGACAAACCCCATGGTTTGTTAGCATTATCCTTAATTATATCCCAACTTATGTTATGATTCATAGTTAAATTCAACCAATCCCATGGTTTATCAGGGTTATCTCGTACTATATCCCATGTTATATTAGGATTTCTACTTAAACTTGACCAATCCCATGGTTTTATAGGATTGTCTTTTACTATATCCCATGTAATTTTATGATGAGAACTTAAAGCATACCAACTCCATGGTTTATTATGATTTGTTTTTATAATTTCAAATGTTATGTTAGGATTTATACTTAATTCGTACCAGTCCCATGGTTTTTTAGGATTATCTTTTATGATATCCCATGTTATGTTTGGATTTGAACTTAAATATGACCAATTCCATGGTTTATCTAAATTATCTTTGACTATATCCCATGTTATATTGGGATTATGACTTAAAAAATACCAATCCCATGGTTTATCTAAATTATCTTTGACTATATCCCATGTTATATTAGGATTTTTACTTAAAACAGACCAATTCCATTTTTTATCAAGATTATCTTTTACAATATCCCATGTTATATTAGGATTAATACTCAACCAAGACCAATCCCATGGTAAATCTATATTTGTTTCAATAATATTCCATGTTATATTAGGATTAACACTTAAAGCATACCAATTCCATTTTTTATCAAGATTATTTTTTACTATATCCCATTTTAAGTTAGGATTCATACTTAAACAACTCCAATCTAATTTATCAGAAAGAAGATTGATTCTCTGTTTTATATGCTCATCAATATAGTATTGCATCTTCATGATGTTCAGAAAATTAAATTCGTCTTAAAATCAATTTTTCATCCTTCTTTTTTCTATATATCTAGACTATTATATTCGTATAATAGTCTTCGTTTACACATTAAATATTCAGGATTCGTTATAACATGTTTCCATCTTCTTTGTATAATTTTAGCAGAATAACATTTCTTAACAATATTACATAAATCATCAACAGATAATAGTATATTAGGATTACTACTTAAACCATACCATTTCCATGGTTTATCCGGATTATCTTGTACTATATCCAATGTTATGTTTGGATTATTGCTAAATATATACCAATTCCATGGTTTATCAGGATACTTATTGACAATATCCCATGTTATATTAGGATTCTTACTTAAATAATACCAATTCCAAGGCTTATCAGGATTTTCTTTTACTATTTCCCATGTTATATTAGGATTCATACTTAAACCATCCCAATCCAATGATTTGTCTAGATTATCTTTGAAAATATCCCATGTTATATTCGGATTTCTACTTAAATAATGCCAACTCCAAGGCTTATCAGGATTGTATTTTACTATTTCCCATGTTATATTAGGATTCATACTTAAAGCACACCAATTCCAAGGTTTATTAGGATTATCTTGGACTATATTCCATTTTACATTAGGATTAATACTTAAATAATCCCAATCCCATGGTTTATCTAGATTATCTTTGATAATATCCCATGTTATATTTTTATTATTACTTAAACTTAACCAATCCCATGATTTATCAAGATTATCTTTCACAACATCATATGTTATGTTACGATTCATACCTACATAATACAAACTCCATAATTTATCAAGATTATCTTTTAAAATATCCCATGTTATATTAGGATTCATACTTAAACCCAACCAATTCCATTTTTTATCAGGATTATCTTTTACTATATCCCATGTTAACTTAGGATTTTCACTTAAACAACTCCAATCTAATTTATCAGAAAGATAATTGATTCTATTTTTTACATGTTCATCAATAGCTTTTTGCATCTTGAAAAATTATAAAAAATAGAGTTAAGTATATAAAATCAATTTTTATATTCATAATTAAGTATCCATACTATTGTATTCGTATAACAATCTTCGTTTACATATCATATATTCTGGGTTTGATATAACATGTCTCCATATTCTTTGTATTACTAATGCTGAATGATAATCTTTAATAAAATTACACAAATCATCAATAAATAATAGTATGTTAAGATTCTTACTTAAAACAGACCAATTCCATGGTTTATCAAGATTATCCTTTACAATCTTCCATGTTATGTTAATATTAGTACTCAAACAACTCCAATTCCAAGGTTTATCGAGATTATCTTTTATTATATCACATGTTATATTTGGATTATAACTTAAACCCCTCCAATCCCATGGTTTATCCAAATTATTTTTTATTATATCCCATTTTATATTTGGATTATAACTCAAACCATACCAACTCCATGGTTTATCCAAATTTTCATTAACAATATCCCATTTTATATTTGGATTAGCACTTAAGCCAGTCCAATTCCATGGTTTATCTGGATTATCTTTGATAATATTCCATGTTATATTAGGATTATAACTTAAACTATACCAATTCCATGGTTTATCAGGATTATATTTTACAATATCCCATGTTATATTATGATTAGCACTTAAACGACACCAATCCCATGATTTATCCAAATTTTTCTTTATTATATCCCATGTTATATTTGGATGTATACTCAACGAAGACCAATTCCATGGTTTATCTAAATTATTTTTTACAATATCCCATGTTATATTAGGATTATAACTTATAGCATACCAATTCCATGGTTTATCAGGATTATCCTTAACAATATCCCATGTTATGTTATGATTACAACTTAACGCATTCCAATCCCATGGTTTATCAGGATTATTTTTTACAATATTCCGTGTTATGTTAGGATTTTTACTTAACCCACTCCAATCCCATTGTTTATCTAAATTATGTTTTACAATATCCCATGTTATATTTGGGTTATAGCTTAAATTATACCAACTCCATGGTTTATCAGGATTATTCTTTATTATATCCCATGTTATATTAGGATTAGCACTTAAACCTCGCCAAGTCCATGGTTTATCTAAGTTATCTTTTATTATTTCCCATGTTATACTCGGATTCCAACTCAAACATTTCCAATCTAATTTGTCAGATAATATCTTTATTCTCTCTTGTAAAAATTGATTAACTGCTTTCTGCATCTTGAAATATAATAAAAAATAGAGTTAAGTATGTAAAATCAATTTTTATAATTAAGTATCCATACTATTGTATTCGTGTAACAATCTTCGTTTACATATCATATACTCTGGGTTTGATATAACATGTTTCCAAACTCTTTGTATAACCTTTGCAGAATGATATTGCTTAACAACAGCAAATATATCATTGGTAGATAATAATATATTAGGATTTTGACTTAAAGCATACCAATCCCATGGTTTATCGAGATTATTTTGTACTATATTCCAATTCATATTACGATTTTGACTTAAAGCATACCAATCCCATGGTTTATCGAGATTACTCTTTACATTTTTCCATGTTATATTAGGATTCATACTTAAACTACACCAACTCCAAGGCTTATCAGGATTATTAGTTATAATGTCCCATGTTATATTAGGATTCATACTTAAACTACACCAACTCCAATGCTTATCAAGATTTTCTTGTACAATATCCCATGTTATATTTGGATTATAACTTAAACTGTACCAATCCCATGGTTTGTCCTTATTGTTTTTTACAATATCCCATGTTATGTTAGGATTTTGACTTAAAGCATACCAACTCCATGGTTTATCAGGATTATCTTTTATTATATTCCATATTATACTAGGATTTCTGCTTAAAGAATACCAACTCCATGGTTTATCAGGATTATCTTTTACAATATCCCAAGTTATATTTGGATTAGCACTTAATCCATTCCAATCCCATTGTTTATCAAGATTATCTTTGACAACATCCCATGATATAAATTGATTATAACTTAAACTGTACCAATCCCATGGTTTATCAGGATTATCTTTTACAATATCCCATGTTATGTTAGGGTTTTGACTCAAAGCATACCAATCCCATGGTTTATCGAGATTATTTTTAATAATATCCCATTTTAAGTTAGGGTTTTTACTTAAATAATCCCAATTCCATGGTTTATCTGGATTATCTTTGACAATATTCAATGTTATACAAGGATGAGAACTTAAGCCATACCAACTCCATGGTTTATCAGGATTATTCTTTATTATATCCCATGTTATACTCGGATTCCAACTCAAACATTTCCAATCTAATTTGTCAGATAATATCTTTATTCTCTCTTGTAAAAGTTGATTAAGAGCTTTCTGCATCTTGAAATATAATAAAAATTAGAGTTAAGTATGTAAAATCAATTTTTATATTCATAATTAAGTATCCATAGTATTGTATTCGTGTAACAATCTTCGTTTACATATCATATACTCTGGGTTTGATATAACATGTTTCCATATTCTTTGTATCACTAATGCTGAATGATTTCGTTTAATAATATTACTTAAGTCATCAATAGATAATATAATACTAGGATTATAACTCAAACTATACCAATTCCATGGTTTATCTTGATTACAAATTACATTATCATATGTGATATTTTGGTTTCTACTCAAATTATACCAATCCCATGGTTTATCTAAGTTATGATTTACAATATCCCATGTTATATTAGGGTTTATACTCAAAGCATACCAGTTCCATGGTTTATCTAAGTTATCTTTTACTATATCCCATGTTATATTAGGATGTTTACTTAAATAAAACCAATTCCATCTTTTATGTAAGTTTTCTTCAATAATATCCCAAGATATATTCGGATTATAACTTAAAATATACCAATCCCATGGCTTATCATAGTTTTTTTTTATTATATCCAAAGTTATATTTTGATTATATGTAGTTAAAACATACCAATTCCAGGGTCTATTCAAATTATTTTCAATAATATCCCATGTTATATTAGGATTTTTACTTAAACCAGTCCAATCCCATTGTTCATCTGGATTATCTTTAACAATATCCCATGTTATATTAGGATTTTTGCTTAAACTATACCAATTCCATGGTTTATCAAGATTATCCTTAACAATAGCCCATGTAATATTAGTATTACTACTTAGCCAAAACCAATCCCATGGTTTATCAAGATTATCCTTAACAATATCCCATGTTATATTAGGATTATCACTTAACCAAAACCAATCCCATGGTTTATCAAGATTTTCTTTTATTATATACCATGTTATATTGGGATTTTTACTCAAATAACGCCAATCCCATGGTTTATCAAGATTATCTTTAACAATATCCCATGTTATTTTGGTATTAACGCTCAAAATACACCAATCCCAAGGCTTATCCAAATTATTATATATAACATCATATGATATTAATTTATGATTGCTTAAACTTTGCCAATCCCATGGTTTATCTAAATTATCTTTTACAATTTCCCATGTTATGTTAGGATTATCACTTAAATTATCCCAATTTAAATTTTTTTTTAATATTAAAATACGTTCTTTTACAAGCTTATTTATAGCGTTTTGCATTTCTTTTAAACTTCAAAATATGAACATTACGATAATTTTAATTTTAAAACCTTTCAATTTTTATGTTTGTATTTTATGTTTGTATTTAAAACAAAATATATACTTAACTTTATCTTTATATCTTTCATAAAGATATGCAAATATTTGTGAAAACATTAACTGGAAAAACTATAACTCTTGAAGTAGAATCTTCAGATACTATAGATAATATAAAACAAAAAATTCAAGATAAAGAAGGTATCCCTCCTGATCAACAACGTCTTATTTTTGCTGGAAAACAATTAGAAGATGGTAGAACTCTTGCAGATTATAATATCCAGAAGGAATCTACACTCCATCTCGTACTCAGGCTACGTGGAGGTGATGTTTAGTTTTTATCCGATTTAGTTATTTATTTTTTCGTGGTCTTGCTTATTTAGCTTTGCTTAATTTAGAGCAACTGCTTCTTACACATTTCACTACTGAAGATCAACAAATTTTTGTAAAGCATTTTCAAGACTACCTGAAGTATGGTGTTGATGACACACTATTTGTTGTTGATTTCGATGATGTGTATGTATGGCTTGGATTTACAACAAAGGGCAATGCCAAAAGGTTATTAACAAGGAAGTTTCAAGAAGGGTCTGATTATATTGTCACAAAATCGCTTATCCTTGAAGATAAGCGAGATATACATGTTGTGGTAATGAAGGAGTTGATTACACAACAAACTTGCTTTCCTTTAAGGGAGAGCAACATAAAGCACCACATAGCATTGTGGTCAAAACAAAGAGAAGTTTATGCTTACATTCATTTTATTCAATGGAGCTTATATTTGTTTTTTCATGGTCTTGCTCATTCAATATTTTGAAGTTCATTGTATTTTTCAATAAGTAAATCAAACTTTTGCTTGGTGTTCAGATATCCTTTGCTTGTAGTCCTCCATTGAGTTTTTCCTTGCTTTGATAAACTGGGATGATTATTGATTACAAAACATTCACCACGTTTATCTGTTTTCGGTTGATAATAACAATACTTTGGAATATCTTTATGTTGAACTCCACATCCTTCAGGTAGTTTTGAAACTCTTTTCTTTCCATTTTCTGTTCTTTTTTCAGGTTTAATCTCTGTTTCATTATTTGCATAGACAGATTCAATTTCACAAGTAATTCCCTCATACTTACATATTGCTTGCTTGATATCATTGTATTCTTTTATCAGCTCTTGCCTTAGAATGTTAAACTCGTTTTTATCGCCTTTTCTTGCATCAAGACTTTCCAGCCGTGCAAGAATATCTTTATACTTTTCAATCACACTCAATGCTTTTGATTTGGTACCACTCATTATTGCTTTTTTACGTATTTTTTCTTCAACTTCCTTGATAAGAATAGGGTGTTTTTCGATAATAAATTTGCTTTCCGTTCGATCCCAGCGAACATATCTCGGCAACTCCTTTACTCCTAAATTTTGAAGTTCTTCACATGGTTCTATTTTATCACGTCTTGTTGCTCTGTTTGAGTTCTGTTGAGATTGTGTAGCCATCCTCAAGTTTTGTTTACGATTATCAAGTTTATATCCATTTATATGATCTATTGTTAATTCTTTAGTCATTTCAATATTAGATAGTTTTACAATATACTTATGCATATGTTCGATATGATTGTAAGCGTATCCATTACCACTCAGAGACCAATTATATTTGCTTATAGCTGCATCGTATTCTTTGTCATATAAGATTGGATTTCCATTGAGAGCTTGCCAGTGAAGGGCAAATATAGTATTACCATTATTACAGAGAATTTCATATTTAACCTTTGCATCAGTACTTCCTTTTACACCATTTATAACTCTCTTATTAATGACATTCATTATGACTTATTGTATATAAATCAAAACAAAAATAAGTTTTAAGTATTAATTATTATACCACCCTTTTCAATTTTTATTATTTAAGAAACAACCCATAACCTAATTGCTATAAGCCAATCCACCCATTCCAGACATGATACGTAGGACGTTGTAGTTGACGGCATAGACACGAACCTTGCAAGTCTTAGATCCAGTATTAATGGATCCTTGAGAGAGCTTGAGTTGTAGGGTAGCATTATCAATACGAGACATATTGCAAGTGCCAGAGGGTTGATGTTCTTCGGGTTTTAGGCCAAAAGAGTATATGTTAATACCTTGGCTTGGAACATTTTCGTGATGTTGATAAGGTTGAACAAGGTTGAAGTAGCGACCATCGCGTTCAGAGAAGCGGTCGTGGCCATTGAGTTGGAGCTTAGCAGTGACAACAGGGTTCTTGCCGTTCTCGAAAGATACGGGGACGAACACGTTGTTGGCACCACCAGCGGCCATACCGGGCATTGCACCAGCATCACGGTCAGTTGAGGCACTGGAAGGTGCAACAAGGTTGCTATATGAAGCAGTGAAAGCACCGGATGCGTTTTGAGCACCAGAAGAAACATAGGTGTAATCATAAGCATCAGTGTAGTTGAACCATTGCTTTCCAATTGGGGCAGATTCACTAACGTTATCATCACGTTGCACAACCCAAATTAATTCTTTGCAAGGATGGTTGAAGTTTAGTTTGACCTTGTTGGATTCAGAGCTGGTAGATTCATCACCAGTGAATTGGAGTTGTTCAATCAAGTACTCATGAGATACTTGAGCAAATCGTCGGCGTTCATCAGTATCTAGGTAGATGTAGTCAACGAATAGAGAGCAGTTTGATAGAGCTCCTGGAGTAACAGCGCTAAGAGAAGTATCCCATGCACTAGTACCAGCATTCCAGTTGGCTGCCCAGTAGCAGTCGCGAACATCACGGAGTTCAAGATTGATCTTGACTTCGTGGTATTGTAAGGCAATTAGGGGTAGAGCAAGTCCTGGGTTGCGGTTGAACCAGAACTCAAGGGGAATGTAGAGGATTTGACCATCAACAGTGATAGCTGAGGAAGCACCAGCTGGGTTGTACACTGGGGTGGTGAGTTGGGGAATGTTACCAACCATGTTGGCATAGCCCAATTGGTGGCCAGCGGATTGGGTTAGTTCGTTCCAAATGTGTAACCAATCTCCATATTGTTTATCAATGCGTTGGCCACCGATTTCAATTTCAACATTCTTTACTAGAATGTGGCCTAACCAGTTGAGCCAGCGGAAAGCCTTGCCAGCAGCAACTGATACGGAGGGTAGTTCAACGCGTAGGTACACGCGGTGGATTAAATCACCATTACGGGATACGGTGCAAGTGACTTTCTTGCCAAAGTCACCGGAGCCATTGACACCTTGTCCCAAAGGTTTCCCAAAGGGGGTGGACTATACCTTAAGCAATTGTTTAAAACAATTACCCACTGCCGTCTAGTCTCTGAACCTGTTCCATAGCTTCATTTAAGCATTCATTTAAGCATTCATTTAAGCATTCATTTTAACTGTTGTGCTTTTTTTAAAGCTTTAGGACTTGGCTGCTGATTGCCCATTGTAATATTCTTTGAATTTTCACCATACCCAAGTTTTTTCTCTTGGCCAAATATATTTTTCAACATATTCTTGGTATCAAAGACTTTAGGGGTTTCCAGCAATTTGACAGTGTTGCAAATGCTTTACATCAAAGCATTCACTAGCGATTGTGGTAGTAACACATGAACCACTAAAAGGGTTATTCACACTTATTCATGATTTGGGTGTGGCTTATCGCTTTTCAACCCTCAAATTAAGGTTTGTTCGATTGATTCCATCGAAAAATTTGTATGTCTTCGGTAAATGCGGTTTCTCCTTAACTTTCATTAAGGACCGGACTATAACTTAAGCTTTCATAGAAGTTGGTTAAACTTCTCAAGCCCACCGACATTTAGTCTCTGAACAGCACCCGTAGGTCTTACCATAACGACCCTTAGGGCTTGGCTGCGGATTGCCCATTTCTGTGTTATAAACATCATGCGTGTGCTTATTACCATACCGGAGTTTGTTTTTCTCCGCCAGATTAACATTTCTATTAATCCTTGGTACACAATGCTTAAAAAGACTCTATGACTGTATTTAGTCTTTAAGCACTTTATACGCCTTTAGGGGGTTCCCGCAATTTGACGGTGTCGCATTGGATATACCAACACTAGCAACCTCTTTTAAAGGTTACTAAGGCCAATTATTTAGGACGACACATTCCTAAACTTTAAACCTTGAAAAAGGTAATTTGAGGATTACCGGTTAGGTAGATATCTTGCATGTTTCCCCCACTTTTTCAAATGGGGTCAGAGTACACCTTAAGAACTTTCAATGCGGCTAGCATTTCATAAAGTCCCGATCTCCGTCTACTCGTTGAACCTTCTTCTTTCCTAAAGCCTGTCAAGAAAAGAAGCTTGGCTGCGGATCGTCCAATCCTCAACGTTTTTACTGTGCCTATGGCTATTAACCTAGGTATTGAATACTGTCACCAATATTCAAGTAGTAGTTGAGGCTCTAAGGAGGTTCCCGACAATTTGAAGATCTCGCATTGGATTAATCCAATACTAGCAGATTCTATATAAATATGTGGGCACTCATATTTATCCCTTCCTTACACTGTTTTCCCCATTATGGTTTGGAAAGGAACCATAATAAGCAGTCTACTGTTGACGCCCAAGATATCTAAGCGCCATAAGCTACTAGTTGCATTAAGCCTCCTCCCATTTTGTTTTATAATATATAGTTAGAAAAAAAAATTCGTAATTGTTTTTTTTCAAAAAACGCATAAACACACTTAAAGCTTCAATCTATTAATATCAATATGAATTCGAATGAACTCAAATACTTCCATAAAACCAAACAAAAGAACATTGGATATACAACATAACAATAAACTCTCAGAATTTCAATTAAAAGCAGATAAATTATCAGGATTAAAACACAAATTTAATGCTATATACGAAAGAATTCTAGAGCTAGAAGATAAAAAAAGAGATGCTATTATATGTAAAGAAGAACAAGATGAATTAATTGATTTAGGTGATGAAAGAGATGTTATCAAAAGAACTATAGATGAACTTGATAATACCGATGATGAAGTGGAATATCTCATAAATACGGCTCCTATTCTTTTCAAATATTACGATATTGTTGAAAAAGGAGCAGGGGATGATATGATCAAACCTAAAATTAATGAAAATAGTATTCTAAAATGGCTTGTAAAACATCAAGAAGATCCTAAAGATAATAACAAAGAAGATAAAGCCGCCCTCCTTGAAAGATATATGTCTTTTACAGATGATAACTTCGTTAGAAATGTTGAATACGAACATAACTATCAATGTCAAAATTGCAACTGTAATAATATGAATATTCTTATCAATGATGGAATAATTTATTGTAATGAATGTTCATGTGTGGAATATATCATTGTTGACCACGATAGACCGTCTTACAAGGACCCGCCACGAGAGATTTCCTACTTTGCATATAAAAGGATCAATCATTTTAATGAGTGGATTAAAATGCGATTATTTATCGAATATTACCCTTATGTATTTTTTTGTTGGCGAAAATATTTTACGACAAATAGTTTGCATACCAAAATAATATACTTAAAGCTATAATTTCTTTATAATTCAAACAAATGGATATTACAAAAGGCGAAATATACATGGCTACATGTCTTAAAACAAATAAATCATACATTGGTCAATGTAAAAAGTTTATAACTTCTAATAAGCAATCATGGGGACATGAAAAAAGATGGAAAAGGCACTGTTATGAAACTGCAAACATCGAAAAATGTAAAAATAGGAATAATCTAATTCATCAAGCCATCAATGAGTTTGGAAAAGAATCATTTCAACTTAAAAAACTTATTGATTGTGACTTGAATGAACTTGATGATATGGAAAAACATTACATCTGTCTTTACAACACAATGGAACCAAATGGATATAATATGACTTCTGGTGGTAAAAAAACAACTCATTCACAACTTTCAAATATCAAAAAAAGTGAAGGGAGAAAAAATGCGTCTATTGATAGTATTGTGAAGGAAATTAAAGAAAACACAATAAGCACAAGAAAAACAAAGACAAAACGTAAAGAAGAAAATATGGGACTCCCAAAGTACGTAACAAAATACATACGAGACAATAAACATGTAGGTTATAGAGTAAGATTCAATAACGGAATAAGCAAAAAAGAAATCATCGAGAAAAACTTTCAGGATTCAAAAAATGTTGATATATGCTTACAAGAAGCTATAAAATATGTCGATGATTTGCAAAAGAAATTTGACAAGAAACTTGAAGAACATATGAACAACTTGAAAACAGTCGAAGAAGTTTCACAGATTATCAATATACCTGAACAACTGCCTCAACATGTTTATCCAATCATGATAAATGACATAGTAAATGGTTACTTTGTTTTTGGATTACGCACATGGGACGATAAAGTTATACCCAGAAGAGACTTTACAACATATCAAAACACACATAACCTTTATAACTGCCAAAAATTCATTGAATTAGTCAACTTATACAATAATAAGAAGGAAACACCATCAGATTGGAAAACAATACCTATTCCACGAAAAGATAAGGACACAACTTTGCCTACTCATATCCGTCCTACGTATTATAAAGGTGAAATATCAGGGTATCGAGTTGATTACTTCATTAGATATGATGAAAACAAAAAACAAATTGTTGAAACAAAGACCTTTACATCCAATAAACTTTCTTTAGAAGACAAACTAAACTTAGCCAAAAAACATGTGGCTGAATTAGAAGAAAAATATTCGAAATAATTGCACTGGCTCATAACAGCAGGCTGCCAGATACATCGGAAAAACAGTGAAACCTGCTAGTAGGTATATATACACCTGCAACATAATCAAATTGCGGGAAACCCCTTAGAGCCTTTTCTACCACTTGTTTTCGGAAACATAAACAAGGAACACGGTTAATTGCCGTACCCAATGGTAAAAAAGAAAAGGATTGGGTAATCCGCAGCCAAGCTCCTAAACCCGTTAAATGACAAGGATATGGAGAAGGTTCAGAGACTAGATGGTTGTGGGTCAGAGGAGATTAGCAACCTCCTATGAAGGCTTAAGGTATAGTCCGGCTCCTCTGGAAACTTTGGAGAGACTGAACGGGCTCAGTCAAATACAAGGTAAAGAAACTACTGATATACCTGAAGAAATTTATGATGCTATCTTATTAGAAATTAAAAAACAAAGGATATCTAATATGGCCGATCTTAAAATCGCTAAAATTAAAGATATCCTGAAAAAACTAAAACTTAATAAATACTACGAACACGCTGCTCATATTAAACATAAACTTAACGGATTACCTATCCCTCATCTTGAACCAGATTTAGAAGAAAAATTAAGAACTATGTTCAAACTAATTCAACCTGCCTTCTTAAAGTTTATGCCATCAACTAGAAAAAACTTCCTTAGTTACAGTTATGTGCTACACAAATTCATTCAACTCCTCGGTAGAGATGAATATCTCGTCAATTTTCCATTACTTAAGAGCAGAGATAAACTACAACAACAAGATCAAATATGGAAAAAAATTTGTGAAGACCTTGGATGGCATTTCATTAGAAGCATCTAATTTTTCTTTATACTATACTTATTCTTCAAAATTATTAGTTTTTATATTGCATTAAAATAGTATAGTTTGTGTCTTTTCTAAGCTTTATATACTGTCCATTGTACATATCTATCTTATCTAGTAACTTATAAAGTGATGAATTAAGTATATCTGATTTGTTACATATGAACATTTTAATATAAGACTAAATCTATTTCCATTATTATCTATTAGATTTACTGTTTGTTCTGTTCATGCAATGTATAATACATTGGAACATGTAAGAAAAATAATATTATATTTAATTGTTAAACTTCATTCAAAATACAGAGTATTATGTATTTGAAGGTGGCACTTGAATCGGTATTAGTACGTTACTAGATGATTTCAAATAATTATACATACCAGTAACATTACTTGTATTAAATATACTATTTGCAAAGACATTCGCATTACTTCCAGCAATGTTTAGATTGCTGCTTATAAAGTCTATTGTAGCTTCTGTAGAATCAAGTTCAAGAAGACTTTTATGCTAGGAAGTACAATGTCCCATGCCCACCAGGCAAGAAATGTGCAAGGATGGAAAGGTTTACATATTATTCATAACTTACTACTTAAACTAAAAAAAAATAACCTATAAATATGCAGCAAGTTTTTGTCAAAATATACAACAAAAGTGTCATTAATATCAATTGAAACGTATTTAGAAAACAAATTACTACCTTTAGAGTTTAGGTTTAAATAGTCATATTACTTTGTTTTTTTTTCTTTATTAAATCTCTTTTTTTTATAATTTGATTATTAGTGGATACGAATTGTGTATTTCCATGTCCTTTTATGAGAAATACACGACGAGTACGATTATCATTGCATTTATATACCCCAGGAAGATACTTGCGCACGATTTTACCACCATCTA